TTCTCAGTTGTGAACAAAGGTGCTGCTGATACGCTGAAAATCACTTGGACATTGACTGTATCTGATTCCTAATATCTAACTTAGGAGTCGGATAATGTCATTGCTACTTAGAGAAGCTGCAAGAATAGAAAACGCCCGTTCTTTTTACAGAGATATCTTTAACGAGAACGACTTTTTCTATATGTTTGCATCACGCGCCAAACCTTGGGAAGACGACACATCGCCTGACACTCCAAGGGATTCTCAATATTATCAATCCACTTACAGACATGATATGATGTTTGTGAAGAGGATTCAGGCTGCCGATGCGGTTCAGCTTGCCAAAAGATATGATTGGGAATCAGGCACGATTTATGATCAGTATGATGATGAATATGCGACTGGTCACCCTGCTTATAGTGGTGCAACAAACCTCGCAGACGCTAAGTTCTATGTAATGACTGACGAGTTCAATGTCTATAAATGTCTCGACAATAATAATAACGCGCAGAGCACCAATAAGCCAACTTCAACAGGAACAGATACCTTTGAATTGGCTGATGGTTACACTTGGAAATTTATGTTCCAGATAGGTGCTGCTGATAGAACTAAATTCCTATCAACAAAATACATCCCTGTTCGTAAAGTGGCGGGTGCTGGTAGTCCATCATTCGATGTAAACGGCGAACTCGACTCTATCACAGTTAGTGCGGGTGGCTCTGGTTATACATCAGCACCAACAGTAATTATCGAAGGTGATGGCACAGGTGCGGTTGCTACAGCTACTGTGACTGCTGGTGCTGTTACAGCTGTTACTATTACTAATGCAGGTCGCGGTTATTCATTCGCTTTCATCAAATTTACTGGCGGCGGTGGATCGGGTGCTACAGCCACAGCAGCTTTGGGTTCTACAGAAACTCCTAGTTTGCAATCAGCTGTTGAATCAGCTGCTGTGAGCGGCACTCTCGACCGTATTGTTGTTACCACTGGTGGTGTTGACTTTATTGAAGGCGACATTACCGTTACTGTAAAGGGTGATGGAACTGGCGCAACTGCATCTGCGGTTGTAAATTCAGCTGGAACTATCACAGCAGTAAATGTAACAAATCCAGGACAAGATTATACTTTCGTTGAGTTGGAAATTACACAAACTATTGGAGCAGGAACTGGAGCATCATTACGTCCAGTCGTCGCCCCATACTCAGGACATGGTGGTAATCCACCTCGCGAATTGTTTGCTAAAAATGTTGGTGTCACAGTATCATTTACAAGTGATGATAATGATATTATCGTCGGCAACGAATTTAGACAAGTTGGTATTATCAAAAATATTCATAACTATGCTGAGACAGCTAGTTACACTGATTCTATCGGCACACCATGCCATGTCATCACTGTTTCTTCAGCTGATGTTGTTAAATTCAATCTTGATGATACTATTACGACAGATGAAGATGGTGAGTTTACTGTCATCCAGATTATTGATACAGATAATGATTCTACAAATGAAACTGTGTATTTGTTGGAAAAATTCCCAGGAATCTCATCAAGTTCTGTATTGACAAATAAAACAACAGGGCAGACAGGAATGTCTATAAATACTATTACGAACCCTGAAATCAGTAATCACTCTGGTGAGATTCTATACATTGATAACCGCAGACCTATTACTCGTGATGAAAACCAAGTAGAAACACTGAAAGTGACGATCAACTTCTAAGGCAAAAAAATGGCTCTGAACCTAAACACAAGTCCGTATTTTGATAACTTTGATGCAACTAAAAAGTTTGCCCGCATCCTGTTTAAGCCAGGAGTCGCGGTTCAAGCCAGAGAGCTGACACAACTACAAACAATCCTTCAAGATACGATTGGTAATTTTGCTGATCACATCTTCAAAGATGGCGCGAGAGTAAAAGGTGCTGCTGGTGTCATTCAGGCATATGATTACATCAAACTCAATGATGTTGATGCTTCATCTGTTACTGTAGATAATGATACACTAGATGACTATATCGGTGATGTTGTAACTGGTGGAACATCTAACTTGAAAGCCGAAATCGTAAAGGTTGCTACTGGTCTCGATACAGATGCTGTTGATAAGAAAACACTTTATCTGAAATACACTCAAGGTGACAATACAGGAACTTACTTGCACTTTGAGGCTGGTGAAACTCTGACTGTTACTTCTGATGATTCAGGTCGCAATGGTGACACTTTCGTTGTTGATAACGGCACAGATGCAAATGATGTAACACGTAATTATTATGGTAATGGTCTGTATTTCACAATCGAAGAAGGCATTATCTACGCAAACGGATTTTTCGTTTATCATACATCTCAAGATATCGTTCTTGAAAAATATAAAACAACTGCTAATACATATGTTGGTGTCACGTTTACTGATTCTAAGGTTACACCTGACGATGACAGCACATTGAATGACCCAGCTACTGGCACATTCAACTTCAACGCTCCAGGTGCTGACCGCTATAAAGTTTCTACAACTATCGCTAAACTAGGTCTCACAGCAACTAACGACTCTGACTTTATCAGCCTTTATCGTATTGAGGATGGTAAGATTTCTCGCGGCGATGATGCTGGCGATCTTGACTTCTATAGCCGCATCGGTGAAGTTCTGGCAACCAGAACCAGCGATGAGAGTGGTAACTATGTCGTAAGGAACTTCAGTGTAACAGCCCGTGAACACCTTTCTACAGCAGACAACAGAGGTCTCCTGTCATCTGGTGATGGTGGTTCAGAAGACCATATTGCCATCGGTGTTGGTCGTGGTGTTGCTTATGTAAATGGCTATCGTGCTGAGCTTCATACGCCAACTCACGTCAAAGTAAATAAAGCGAATACAACTATTGAAGAAGAAGGTTTCACGGTATCAACTGCATATGGTAACTATGTTATCTGTGAAGAAGTCGCTGGTAACTGGAATGTCAAAGATGGCGACCTTGTAAAGTTTGGTGATACAGCCGCTGATGCTGTTACCGATAATACTCATTCAGGTCATGCTGCACCTTCTACAATTATTGGTCAAGCTCGTATTCGCCAAGTAAGGCATGAAAGCGGAACAGTGAACACTGCTGCTTGTCAGTATCGCCTTTATCTCTATGATATTCGTATGTTTGCTGGCACTTTTGCTGACGTTAGAACAATCTACTATGATGATGCTACAGCGGACGGTCATGCCGACCCAGTTCTAGAAAGCTCTAAAGCTGTATTGAAAGAATCTGGTTTCAACAGAATGCTTTTCCGTGCGCCATTCAGTAATACTAAAACATTGGCGACCGATACTGGTAATACATACGATAATAATTACACATATCAAAAAGAATTTAGTGTTCAGTTTGCTACAGATGGCACTGCCACAATTACTGTGACAGGCACTGAGACTTTCCCTTATTCAACGACGCCAACGCAAACTCAGCTCGATACTGAGTTTTATATGGTATTCCAAGCTGGTGTTACTATTACAGGTGGCACAGGAGCTGGCACATACATTGCTGGTGAAGTATTCAAGCTCGAACCTGCTATGATTACTTCAATCTCTAACACAGCTGTAAACTTTGACATCGGCACAACTCTCGGTGCTGCAACTGATGTGAAGTTGTTTGTAAAAGTGAAACAAACTGATGTAACTCCTGTTGAGAAGCAGGCTCGTGAATCAAGATATGTAAAGATTGATACTTCAACAAACGAAGCTGGTGCGAATGGACCATGGATTCTAGGTTTCCCAGACGTCTATAAAATCGAAGCTGTGTATGTCGACGGTTCAACATATCAGTCTTCAGGAACTGATTATAAAGATCAATTCGTTCTCGATTCAGGTATGACTGATAACTATTATGGTCATGCTAAACTGATCAAGAAACCAAATGCTACAGTAGATACTACTTCTAAGAAAATTACTGTAAAACTTTCTTACTTCCATCCTAACTACGGTGGCACAGTTGGCACATACTTTGCTGTAGACTCTTATCCTGTAGATGACACAGGTGCTTCAGGTATCTACACATATCAAATCCCACGTTATGTATCTCCTAACTACGGCACATTCGATCTAAGAGACTGTATTGACTTCCGTCCATACAATGTTTCTACTGCTACTGACTCAACGACATTGAGTGGTGCTAGTGAGAACCCATTAGAGTCTTTCGAGCCGCTTTCAGTAGGTGGTGGTTATGAATATCCGATCCCAGTTGAGTCTTATACAACTGATGCAGAATATTATCTGCCTCGTATTGACAAAGTTGCGATTACAGAAAAGGGTCAGGTTATTGTAATCGAAGGTGCGCCAAGCCTCGAACCAACAGCCCCACTAATCCCAGAAAACACTATGGAACTGGCTGAAACATTTATGCCAGCCTATCCTACGATTTCACCATATCTTGGTCTCGAAAATGACCGTAAAGATATGGCAGTTCGCATCGGTATTCGTCAAAATAAACGCTACAGCATGGCAGATATTGGCAATATCGATAAGCGTATCAATAGACTTGAATACTACACGGCTCTGTCATTGCTGGAACAAGAAACTGAAAACCTGACGATCCTTGATAGCAGTGGTAACGATAGATTCAAAAATGGTATCTTCATCAACCCATTCGCTGATCATAATCTCAGTAATGTAAAAGACCCAGACTTCGCTGCTGCTATTCATACAAAACAAAAATTCGCCGCGCCGAACTTCATTAGAGAAAATATTGATGCTGTTTTCGATAGCACTAACTCTACTGGTGTCACAAGAACAGGTAACTTGGTGACATTGCCATACACTTCAGTTGAATATAAGTCGAACCCGAATGCTTCTAAGTCTAGAAACACGGCAGGTGAACTGACATTCTTCTATCAAGGTGATATGGAGTTGTATCCTAAATCTGACAACTTCACTTATATCGAAGATGGCGGTGAAGAGCAAATCAATGGTTCAGCTTTTGCGACGATTCAAAATAACTTGACTAATGCATTGAACAACGCCAAACTCATCAACGATATTGAGCTTACTCTCGGTGAATCTGTGCAAGGAGAGTTTAATGAAGTATCACAAAGAGCTGAAGGACTATTCAACACAACCACAGTTGAAGAAGCAGTCTCAACAAGAGAATTGAGCCAAACTACTAGCACTGCTCAATTTAGTGGTCAATTACAATCTCCTATTACGCAAAGTTTTGGTGATAAGATTGTAGATTTGGGATTCGCTCCATTTATGCGTTCGCAAGTCGTTACTGTCCATGTTACTCGACTGAAACCTAACACTCGCTATTATGCATTCTTTGAT